GGCTATGCGCCAGTTCTTCAATCCGACAGCAGCTTTCCCGTCCATCCTTGATAATGCTATTAACAAAGCGTACGTTCAGGGACATAAGACTGTGGCTGTTACCTTTGACCAGTGGACCAAGAAGGGCAGCTTAAAGGATTTCAAGACCCACGACAACAATTATCTTGCAGGACCTGCCGGTGAGTTCTTAGAAGTTCCGGAAGGTGGCGAACTGAAGCACGACACCTTCAAGGATGAAAAGCGTCCGACCAGAAAGTTAAAGACTTACGGTCGTCAGTTCACCTTGACCCGTCAGGCGTTCATCAATGACGACATTGACCTCGTAACCAGAATTCCTGCCAAGTACGCTGCTTCCGCAAGAAAGACCATCAATAAGCAGGTTTACGAGATTCTTGTGAAGAACCCTGCTATTTATGACGGCACTGCTTTATTCAGCGAGGCGCACGGCAACCTTGTAAAGACCGGCTCCGGTATTACCCAGGCATCCATGCAGACCATGATTAAGGCGTTACAGGGACAGCTTGATGAATTCGGCGAAGCATGTATCATCAGACCGGCAACTCTTATCGTTCCGTCTGGCATGGCGTTTGAAATTTATACACTGTTCAACAGCCCTACCATCAACACCACCGACAACACTCAGGCTGTTAATCCGCTTTACCGCTACGCAAGTTCTATCCAGGTTATCGAGGATCCGACAATTAACGTGCTTTGCGGTGGTTACGGCAATGTAATGCCATGGTGGCTGTTAGGTTCCAAGGACGACACAGACTTCATTGAGGTGGATTACCTGAACGGTCAGGAAATTCCTACCATCAGAAGAATGGAAACCCCGGGCACTCTCGGCTTTGTATGGGATATTTATCTTGACTGGGGCATCAGCGTTATGGATTGGCGCGGCGCTATCAAGAATCCGGGCGTTGTGGTTGCAAATCCGTTAGCGTAAAAAAATAAACAGGAGGTAAACAAACATGTCTAAAGCGACTTATTGGCAGAGAGGCGAGAGCCTTGATTATGTAAACAATACAACCGCGGCTATTGAAGCCAACACTATTATCAGTCTTGGAACACGAATCGGCATTGCTGGTACTTCCATCAATCCGGGCGAGAAGGGTTCCCTTCATGTAACCGGCGTGTACGAGATTGAAAAGACCGGCACAGAAGAAATTGCAATGGGCGCAGCGGTGTACTTCGATGGCACCGGTATTACCAACGCAACCGGCGGTACGCCTGCCGGTTATGCGGCAGCGGCAGCTACTGCAGATGCAAAAGTAATTCTTGTAAAGCTTCTGGGCTAAGAAGGAGGGCACTATGGCGAATGCAAAGAACTTAACAGAAGAAACCGTTGAAGCGGTTGCAGGTGAAGTTACGGAGAATACGGGAGCGGAAGGAACCACCGAGCCAGAAGGAACCACTGAGCCGGAAGGAACCACCGAGAACCCCGAAGATGTCGCCGGTGAGGAAGAAATCGAGGATAGCGGCAGCAAAGAACTTGTTGCCGTATATCCGATTCTGTTCCTTTCCCATCAGTACAACGTAGGAGATGCGCTTCCTGCAAATTATCCGGATATGGTTGATGCCTGGTTAAAGGCAGGTACTGCAGTGTGGAAAACAGAACAGGCCAGTGCCGCAAAGGCTAAGCCTGCCACGGCAGAACCGGGGCTTGCAGGAGAGGCAGTCAGTTCAGAAAGCGCAGAGAATTTAGCCGGCAAAGTTCCGGCAACACAAAAGCGTAAAAAGTAAAGGAGCCGCGACATGACATTCAAGGAGCAGATATTGCTTGATAATAAAAACGTGTTTATGAATGAGGATGAGTTCACGGAGCGCCACATAATTAACGGTGTGGAAATGCCCTGCATCATTGACAATAACGAGCAGATAGACCGAGAAAAACGCTATCAGTACAAGAAATCCTTGTATGCTGATGGCGTTTTTATTAAGCAGCTTCTTATTTATGTCAGGGCAGAAGATTTCGGCGCCCTTCCTCAAATTGGAAGGGCGATTACATTTGATAAAAAATCGTACCTTGTGTCTGATGCTATCAACGAGGATGGCGTTTATTCACTGTGTCTGGAGGCGAACAGGACATGATGCGTGTTTATTTTCAGGTTGAGATGGAGGATTTAAGGGAGATTGAGTCGGAACTCGGCATGACGAGAGATAAGACAAAGCTGGTCCTTAAAAATGCCATCAATAAAACCGCCAAGGAAGTGGAACAGCGAATGTCGAGTGAAGCAAAGAAAAAGTACCGCTATGAAAGCGGACGAGTTGGAGATATCAGGAGCGCCAACAAAATAACGCAGGCAACGGCAAAAACGCTCACAGCGACGATTCGGGCGACGAGTGGAATCAAGGAGCCCAAGCACTTTGTACTGAAGCCTGATACGTACTTTCCTGGTGGACGCGGCGCTCCTTCCTGGGTAAGGAGTAAGGTACTTCGAAACGGCAAGCTTCACAAAATGGCATTGCGGCCGGATGCTTCCGGGGACAAGTATAAAGCGTTTGTGGTTAAGTACCCGAATAAAGGCGGAAATGACCATATCGCTTTTGCACAGCGTGTTCCTGGCAGCAGGATGCAGGGCAAAAATAAGGAGGCTATCAAGTCACTTTATTCGCCTTCCATTCCAAAGATGGAAGAAACGGTTTACATGGATTCAGTACATGATGATGTAAACGATATGCTGATGCGGAATATTCAGATACAGATTGTTCGATTTTTAAAATAGCAGGAGGGGCAGACCATGACGACACCGCTTGTCTTACAGGATTTACTTGTGGAGGATATCAAAGAGCTTCTGCAGGAGTTTTCATATAAAACACCGGGCGGTGAGCGAGTACCGATGAATGTATACGCTCAAGGACTTCCCGTAAATGCATCAGATGACGATGCGGACCCGGTTCCTTATATCATTGTCCGGCTTAACAGCGGCGAGGACGCAGGAAGCCGGGACAGTAACAATGTGGTTAGATTGGTAATCATTATCGGAGTATGGGACGACGACCTGAATAATCAGGGACACAGGGACGTTATGAATATTATTCAAAAAATATATCATAGATTCCACGTCAATCCATGCTTAAAGGAAAAGGCTGTATATGGAGGAGAATTCAGCTGGGCAATGCAGGAAGATACGTATTATCCGTATTCTTTCGGTGCATGTAGCCTGAGCTTCAATATTGCGGCTATCAGAAGGGAGGATGAATTTGCATGAGCACTAAGGCAGAAAAGAAGGCTGTGACTGAAACAGCAAAGAAGAACTTAATGTACGTAGGACCTTCCATTACAGGAGTCATCAGACATTCCACCGTATTCAAGGACGGCGTCCTTCCGGAAAAGGTCAATAACTGCATCAAAGAATTTCCTGCCATGCGGAAGCTTTTCGTGGAAATCGGAACGGCAGCCGCGGCAATCAAGGAAATTAACAAAGAGCAAAGCGCTCTCAAGAGCATTTGCAACCAAGTTAAAAATAAATTCAAATAGGAGGTAAACAGACATGGCTTATCAGCATGGCATCCGGATTCAGGAGAATCCGACCAGCGTTCCGACCCCCGTTTATAACGAAGCTGGCGTACCGGTTATTTTCGGTACAGCACCGGTAAACTTAGCTTCCGATCCGGCGAACGCTACCAACAAGTTATTTCTCTGCAATAGCTTTGCAGAGGCAAAATCCGCGGTAGGTTATTCCACCGACTACGAGAAGTATACATTGTGTCAGGCAATGGATGCGTTCTTTAAGGCATTCGGTGTGGCACCTATCGTTATTTGTAATGTGCTTGACCCGGCTATCCACAGAGAAGCATACGAAGAGGTTGTTGCAATTACAAATGAGCAGGCAACCGTTACAGCGGAAGGTGTTATTCTTAGTAGCATTACCGTGGAGTCTGACGGAGCGTCTCTCACTTCCGGCAAGGATTACACACTGGAATTCAACAACGACGGATTTTTAGTTGCTACGGTATTAGCAGACGGCCTTACAAGCTTAACCTTCAAGGGTTACAAGCTCGCTCCTGCAAACGTAACCGCTTCCGATGTAATCGGTTCTTACGATGCAAACACCGGCGAGGAAACCGGTCTTGAGCTTGTAAGAAGCGTATATCCGACATTTGGTCTTGTGCCGAACCTGCTGCTTGCACCAGGTTGGTCTCACAAGGTAGACGTAGGACTTTCCCTGCAGGAAAAGTGTGCCAACATTAACGGCGTATTCAAGTGTGAATGCGTAGTTGATATTGACAGCTCCGAAGCAGGCGCTACGAAGTACACCGATGTTGAGAAGGTAAAAATCGAGAACGCAATCACCAGCAAGCACGCTATCGCAGTGTGGCCGATGGTTAAGTATGCCGGAAGAAAGATGTACTACTCTGCAATTTATGCAGCCATGGCGGTGCATACAGACTTCGAAAACGGAAGTGTTCCGAACCTTAGTCCTTCCAACAGACCTATCAATATCAGTGCCACTGTTCTGGCAGACGGTACAGAGGTTAATCTCGATACCCTTCAGGCCAACGAGCTTTGTGCTGTAGGCGTTGTGACAGCGGTAAACTTTGAGGTATTCAAGGCATGGGGAAATAATACAGCAGCTTATCCGGGCAACACTGATCCGAAGGACAGATGGATTTGCTGCCGCAGATTCTTCTCCTGGTGGGGTAATAGCTTCATTACAACTTACTTTAACAAGGTTGATAACCCGGCAAACTACCGTTTAATCGAGTCTATTATTGACAGCGAAAATGTAAGAGGTAACAGCCTTGTGTCTCAGGGCAAGTGTGCCGGAATCAAGATGGTGTTCAGTAGAGAAGATAATCCGATCGGCAATGTAATTGACGGTAAGATTGTTTTCAGACAGTACCTTGCACCATACACACCGGCGGAAGATATTTTAAATATCTTAGAATTTGACCCGTCCATGATTGAGACGGCTTTAGGTGGAGGTGAATAATCATGAGCGCAATGGCAAACATTCCTGAAATCATTAACAACTATAACGTTTACCATAACGGCAATGTATTGGTGGGCGTTTCCGGTTCCGTTACCCTTCCGTCCTTTGATGCAATCACAGAGACAGTACAGGGCGCCGGAATTCTTGGAACCTACGATACGAGCATCGCAGGTATGTACGGAAGCATTTCTCAGGAGGTGCCGTTCCGTATTTTGGACGAAGATATCTTTAAGTTAATGAATCCTTCTGAATTAGTAGACCTTACTTTCAGAGCATCCGCACAGTCCACAGTGAAGGCAACCGGAGCAGTGGACTACAAAGGCATGCGTATCGTAGAGCGCGGCCGCTTAAAGAGCTTCACGCCGGGTAAGTACGAACTTGGAAAGCAGATGGATGCAAGCGTAACACTTGAAATCCTGTATATTCTTATCGAGGTTGGCGGTAAGACAAAGCTTGAATACGACAAGCTGAATTCCGTATTTATCGTTGACGGTAAGGACCTTCTTGAGAAAGTGAGGAGCTATTGCTAATGGATAAGGAAAAAATGGAGATGGAGGCGGTAGAAAATACCGCCTCTTTGAATGAAGAGACAGAGGAAAGCACGCTGGTTGTTAAGTTCAAAAAGCCTTTTACCTTCGAAAGAAAGGAATACACGGAAGTTGACCTTTCCGGCATGGAGGACTTAACAGCTGCAGATATGATTGCAGTTAATAAGATTATGAACAGAACCTCTCCAGGTATCGACGTTATGCCGGAGGTTTCCGTTGAGTATGCCTGCCATTTTGCGGCAAGAGCGGCGAAACTTCCTATCGAATTTTTCATGGCATTACCGCCTAGAGAAATGATGAAGGTAAAGAATCGTGTCATGGGTTTTTTATTCGGCTCGGAATAAGACCTTCCGACACGGCAAAGCTTAGAAAAATCATTATTCAGGTAGCGATGACATTACAGACAGGGATTGATTATTTGCAATCCATGTCTGTAATGGAGCTATTGGAAACCATACAGGAGGTGGCGGAAATTGTCGACGAAAGGAAAAGAATATCAGCTGGCCGTAAGAATAGCCGGTATCATTGATAAATCTTTCAACACAAGCTTAACGACCGCCAACTCGAAGTTGGCGAAAACGGTGGCAAAGTGGGACACTACATTCACAAAGCTTGATAAGGGATTCGATAACGCATGGAAGGCGGGGAAAAAATGCTTTAGCATTATTGCTGATGCGGCTGGCATCGCCACCCTTGCAATCGGAGCGGCAACTGCCGCATCGGTCGCTGTTGGCGTAGAATTCGAATCAGCATTTGCAGGCGTAAAGAAAACCACAGAGGCAACCGCAGAAGAATACGAAGCGCTCCGTCAAACCATTCTAGCCATGACCAGGGAGATACCTGCCAGCGGCGCTGAAATTGCAGAAGTAATGGAAGTAGCCGGACAGCTGGGTATCGAAAAGGAAGTTCTCGCAGAATTTACCGAAGTCATGATTAAGATGGGTGTTTCCACTAATGTGGCAGCAGAGCAGGCGGCGGAATCGCTGGCGCGCTTTGCAAATATCATGAATATGGAGCAATTTGATTCAGGAGGAATCAGCAATTACGAGAGACTTGGCTCGACCGTTGTTGACCTTGGTAATAAGTTTGCCACCACTGAAAGCGAAATCATAGATATTTCGACAGCGCTGGCGGCGGCCGGTAATATTGCCGGTCTGTCGGAGGCGGAGATTATGGGTATATCCGCGGCAATGGCATCCGTAGGACTTACAGCGGAAGCCGGTGCGTCTTCCATGAGCCGCTTAATCATGCAGATGCAGCAGGCTGTAGCAGATGGCGGCAATGAACTTCGGGATTATGCAGAAGTCGTAGGAATGACCGGAGAGGAGTTCGCAAAGCT